GGGTCGACGAGACCAGTGGTGCGCAGCTTAGGATTTCCTTTGACGTAGCAAAGTCAAAGAGCAAGACACCCAACAAGTGCAGCATTCAGATTTACAATCTAACCAGGGATTCTGCGTCTTACGTTTGTAACGATCGCAACCATGTTCTTTTGTACGCAGGATATGGTGATGATTTGTCTTTGATCTTCTCGGGTGAGATTCGCAAAGGAACACAGAGCACAGGTGTAACCGGCCCTGACCGAATCACCAAGTTCGAGGCTGCTGCGGGAGGGCAGGGATATCGTTCTGCGAGGATCAACAAGTCTTATTCTTCATCTGTGAAGATGAGTCAAATCATCAATGAGCTTGCATCTTCTTTTGGGGTCAAAGCCGATCTTTCAAGGGTCGATGATTCCACATTGAACAGCGGGTTTGTCGCTTCGGGCAGAAGTGCTGATGTATTGGAACGTCTTGCGAGGGCGTTGAAATTCGATTGGTACTTTGATGATGACAACAAGTTGGTGATCTCTCCGAAGAATGGTCCGGCTTCTGACAAGGTCGTTCTCTTGTCACCCTCTACAGGGTTGGTAGGATACTTGAAGTTGGGAAAGAAGGGATCTGTTTCCGGCACCTCTCTTTTGAACACCAATATCCGAGTGAAGTATCCACTGCGGGTAGAGGGAGTAGAAAACGGGGTGGGCACTTACATTGTTCAGTCTGTGGCTCACAAGGGCGACAGTGGTTATGACAAGACGTTTTACACAACCTTTGAGGCCAGACAGGTAGTTTCGGGATAGAGGCATGGCAGAGCCATTTATTGAACAGGAAGACGAAGAAGAGATTCAGGGGATGACAGACCTCTTGGATCTTTTTGAGCGTGCTGTGAAAGGGGAGATCAACACTGCGTTTGTTGGACAGGTGCAGTCGTATGATGAATCTGACCAGACTTGTTCTGTAAAGCCGATCATCAAGGCAAGGTATCTCAATGGTGATGAGTTGGACATTCCTGTGATCCCGAGGGTGCCAGTCTGCTTTCCGAGGGGTGGTGGCTTTATGATGACGTGGCCTCTTGAGCGAGGGGACACGGTGCTGGTGATCTGCGCTGACCGCAGCCTGGATGAGTGGAAGGCGACAGGCAATTCGAGCATTCTGCCTTTTGATCTTCGCAGGTTTGATTTGTCGGATGCAGTTGCGTATGCGGGTGTATCGAGTCCAGCATCTCCGCTACAAAGCGCAACATCCGATTCTATGGTCATAGGCGAAGACAGCCTAACCGGCATGAAGATCAGCATCAAAGACGGGAAGGTTTCTATTGGAACACCTGTAGCTGAGTTACTCAGCCTGGTAGACAATCTGATAACTTCACTAGACGCCTTCGCCAGTGCGACAAGTACAGCGGTAATAGAACCGACCTTAGGCCCAGCATCCGTAATACTTAAAGCAGCACTTGTTCCTATTAGCACCCTTTTGGGTCAGATTAAGGATCCATAATGGCACTAAGCGCAACCAGAATGAGGGATCGCATAATAGCGGCGTTTTCTGCTATCTATCCAGGTGGACTTTCTCCTGATCAAGAGGCAGGTATGAGGCCTCTTATGGAAGCTATCAGCCAGGGTATCATTGAAGAATTTGTAGCCGAAGCGGATGTGAGTGTGACGGTGCCTGTGGAGCCAGCAGACGTGGCTCTACAGACTTCGACGACGGTGGGCACCCCAACGGCGGGGCCAGCGGTTCCGACGTCTCTCGATGGAACAGGGGGGATTTCATGAGTGATTTGCAGATAGATCCTCTAAACAATGATGACATCGTCATTGAGCAGGGAGACCTTGTTGTGGTCAGAGACCTTCCCTATGCCGGTCAGAGGATGAGGATTCGCCTCGACTTTCAGCAGGGGGAATGGTTTCTCAACTTGGATGAAGGGATTCCATACCGACAAGAGATTTTTGTCAGGAATCCCAATCTGAGTGTGATATCTGCGGTCTTGAGGGATCGCATTATTTCAATGCCAGAGATTACCCGATTGCAAACCTTTGAGTTGACGTTTGATAATGTCACCGGGATTTTGAGACTGAGTTTCCTGGCCATTTCGATTTACGGACCTGTGCAGGCAGAGGCAGAAGCAGACGATCCAGCGAGCTTGCTACTTCTTCTCACGTTGCAGCCATACGGTAGGGTGATGACATCATGAGTTTGACGAGCGCAGGACTGACCATCAAACGACTCAGTGATCTGGTCGAAGACTTGAGTGAAGGTATTCGCAATGAATTTGGTGCCAGCACCAATACCGATGCCGATAGTGTCTTTGGACAAATCATCGGCGTCTTTGCCAATGAGCTAGAGCTTGTCTATGAACTTGCACAACAACTCTATGACTCGTTCGACCCGGACCAGGCAGAAGGTGCATCTCTTGACAACATCTGCGCCCTCCTTGGGCTAGACCGTCAAGCAGCCACAAGTTCTTCTGTAGATTTGTTGCTCACAGGAGATGATGGCGTTGTGGTACCTGCGGCAAGCATTGCGGCTACCGATGATGTATCAGCAACCGAGTTTCAGACGTCTGAAAACGTAACAATTACTCGATCACAAACCAGCGACTTGGGCCAGGCCACATTCGATGTGGCACAAACAATTCAAAGAAGTGTGGGCTCTTGGATAGATGACGATGTCTTTCCCGGAATGGAAGTAGAAATCATTGGGTCCACATCCAACGATGGAACCTATGAAGTCGAAAGTGTGACGACTCTTACTCTCACTCTTGTGGCTGGTTCTGGGATTAGCAATGAGGTTCCTGCTTTTGGAGCAGTAACGGCATTTCGCACTCTTGCCACTGTCACCGCACTTGCCGTGGATACCGGACCCCTTCCGGCAGTATCTGGCTCATTGACCACCATCGTCACACCCGTTACCGGGTGGAGTGCAGTGTATAACTACAATGATGCATCTCTCGGAGATGCCAATGAAAGCGATGAGGAGCTTCGCAATCGGCGTGAGCTTAGTCTCAATGTGGTAGGTGCTGGTGTGGATTGGGCCATTCGATCCAAACTACTTGCCATCCCAGATGTGGACTATGCGCTGGTGCTGTCCAATAGAAGTTCGGTGACGAGTCCAGACGGGATTCCTCCTCATGCCTTTGAGACTGTGGTGTATCCTGATTTGGCAACCGTGACGTATCGGGATCAGATTGCGCAGACCATCTTTTATTTGCAGCCTGCCGGAATCGAAGCGCACGGCACACTTACCTTTGATGTTCTGGATGGTCAGGGTGTTACGCAGCAGGTCAAGTATACGTTCGCCACTGAACTGACCATGCATGTGCTTGCAGTTGTATCTGTGGACTCTTCTCCTGCGAATACATATCCGGCAGATGGAGACTCTCAGGTTGCAACGGCCCTTTTGACGGAAGGCAATGGATTGGCAGTCGGAGATGACGTCTTGAACTGGAAGTTTGTCTCTTCGCTCGATAGTATCCCCGGTATCTTAGACGTAGACATCTATATCAGGCAGAACATAGCGCCTCCTTTGCCTCCAGGGGTTGATCCGGCATATCAGGCGAATATAGCGGTTAACTACAAGCAGATTGCGAAATTCGATTCCTCTAGGATCGTGGTGGTTTCGTCATGAGTATTTTTCAGATTGTCGACCATTCTGACCGTGCTGTTGCAAACTTGATTAGCAAGTTTGACAAGGCGACCAAACTTCAAGATTTGGTGCGTGTCCTTGTTGGCGAGGTTCAAGAGCTTGATGATCTGATATTTGCTTTGATTAGCGAAAGATATTTGAGTTCCGCTGTGGGTGCTCAATTGGATCAGTATGGGGAGGTGCTGGGCTTTAAGAGGCAGGGGTTTTCGGATGATGAATACCGGAATCTGCTAGAGGCAAGAATCATTGCGAACCTGTCAGAAGGTCAGATTGGCATTATTCAGCTTGTCCTTCAGAAGATCACGCGGGCTAGTTTTGTTCTGTACATGCCGACATATCCGGCTGCATATATTGTGCAATACACTTCTAGCGTCTACACTAGCAGCAGCTTTCGGGAGATCATCAAGGAATTCATCTTGTTCATTACACCATGTGGTGTTCTGAATACCATTGTGGAAGCACCAGATCCGGCATTCGGATTTGAGGATGACCCCACAGCACTGGGATTTAACGAAGGCCCTTGGGCTGAGATAATTTGAGGACGACATGGCAACCAAACAGTGGCCTAACACCCTGCCCGAATGGGCTTCATCTGGAACCAAGTTAGAGCCGACTGCTGCGAAGAAAGCAGCGGGCTGGGTTGGTGGTGGAGAGAAGCCACCGTATCAAACGTTCAATTGGTGGCAGGACAACGTCTATCAGAACGTGGAGCACATCAAGTCGATCTTGTTCCCATACGAGACGTTGCAGGAAGCAATCGAGTCGGCCACCGTCGATGGTTCGTTTCCTCGCATCGAGCCACGTTACCATCAGCCGACGCAGTACGCACCGGCGTTGGAGCGCGGGTCAAGCATTAACCTCGGGCCGATCGAAGAGGCCGGTGTGCCGTTGCGCGTGAGTTCCGACGGTCGCTATGTCTGCGCCATGACGGCGACCGATACCGTCTCGGTTTACAACCAATCCGACCGCACACTGTTCACGACCATCACGCTTTCGGCTGCTGTGTCGGGTGCCGTGACTTTGTCATCGAACGGGTATCAGGTGGCCGTTGGTTTCGATGGCAAGATCGAGCGGTACGACATCGCCACCCAAGTGCTCGACTGGACCTACGTCCACGACACCGGAGGTGAGCAGGTTCGGGGCATGACTCTACTATCATCCGGTGCTGTGGTCTTTGTGGGCGATGCTGCCGCTACAGCAGGCGGGTCGACTCCGGTCAATGACAACACTGTCATCGTGAGTCCAGCCGGTGCGCTCGTGACAAGCCTTGCGCCGGGAGCACCCGGAGACATGATCCACATGTACTGGTGGAACGGCCTGATCGCGTATGTGAAAGACACGGCCACGAAGGAGATCGGGGTCGTATGGTTTAATCCGCAGACGGGCACGTTGAACACAGTATGGGAGGAGGGGCTCATCGGTTGGACAGCGGTATACGATATCGCGATGAACACACGTGGAGTTGTGGTCGTAGGAAACGATACGGCGACGACGGTAAAGGTTGAAGTCTGGACCGTTGGCGGGGACACAAACGGCAACGGGAAGTCGCTTGCGAGTGATGTGAACTTCGCACCGGCACCGATCATCTGGACGATGAATTGCGAGTGCGATGAGGACCGGTTCCTCGTGACGATGGACTCAAACAGCGGTGTCACGCTGAGCCAGATTTTGATCTACTCGTTCGAGGGGTCATCGACCGATCTGGTGCGTGTCTTTGATTATGAATTTGACTCGACTCCGATCGGAGTCATGAGCGCGATCTCAACCGACTTCGAGACGTTCTACATCATGCACAATCTGGGCGGTGGTGCGGACGAGGAGATCTACGAATACGGGCTTGGGATTGGGCCGACATGGTGGACGATTAGCAACCGGATCGACGCACCCGTGAGACAAGCGGCGTATCCGATGCGGCTACGATAGAGGAGCAGACGATGGCAGAGGTAGGTTTCGAGTTACTCAAGGAGCTTGGCGTTTTGAACGTCGGGCGAAACCCGGTTGTGAGCGAGCAATTGCCGCTGGAGTCTGGTGCATCGAGCGATGCGCCGAGCGGAGACGTTGGCATCAACATGACGGATTCTGTGATCTGCTACTATGGTGTTGAGCTACAGCGCGATGCCAGGTTTCAGACGACGGGTGTCACTGTGGTTGTGATTGATTCAACAGCTACTTATACGGTGACAATCAACGGTACGCCTTCAAACTATCCTGCCAACCTTGGTGATGGAATTACTGAGATTCTAAATGGTCTTGCTGCTCAGATTGCACTCAGTGGTGAACCTGTCAGCACATCGATTGTGACTGAGGGAAATCTTCCGACGCTTTTGGTGACATCAAACACGACGGCAACCTTCACACTCACAGTCGGTGCTACGGGCACAGGAGTGCTCGCTGACAGCTTTGATGCGACCACTGTGGACTTCCAAGTGTGGGGACGTCTTAAAACGCGCTCCGCTTGGTGTCTGCTGCCTGAGGGCACATTCACCGGACAGACGACGAACGTCTGCGACCGAATGGGCGTGGCAGGTTTTGATCGCATCTTCATTCGGGTGACAGCGACCGATGGACATGTGCAGCCATTCCTCGCACCGGCAGAACTGGAGTAGATCATGGGCACACGAGTCATGACAGCAGACCGGGCGATGGGCTCGGCAGAGATTACGACGACGACAGTGATCGTGGTCAATGAAAGCGACCCAAGGTTTGCGCTCTCGACGATTCCGGGTGGATACCATACGCGGTTCCCGATCGCTCCGAGTCCGATTCCAGAGGGTGCTGACAACGCGCAGACGATAGAAATTTCGACCAACTATACGTGAGAGAATCATGCCTGTACTCAATCCCGTAGTCACCAAGCTAACGGCGTCTTCCAACTCCGTTGTCGATTACCTCGCTGCGATGTTCACGCACTTCGGGTCTTCGACGAAGTTCTCAATTGTCGCGAACGGTGGAGCCGCTGACGCATTCACGATCACACCCGTGGCAGCATCCGAGACCTGGCACCTCAATCTGCGATGGGCGGTTGACCCGACAAGAGCCGTTTCGGCCATCGACCCGTTGGGCAACATCACAGATCCGGGTGCCGGTGGTGGTGCCGCTCCGACGCTGACAAGCGACTTGGAATGGTCGACCGAGACGCAGACGATGGAGATCGCAGCGGGCGGTGCTGAGTCAGTGGACTTCTACCTGATCGAACTCGACGACGCTCTCATCGTGTTGTTCATGGATGCGGCCAAAACACACACGCCTCGGGCGATGCACTACGGACGTCTTTTTGTCCCCTACTACACTGACGGCGTGAACGGGAACGACTACGTGGACGGTCTCGCTATGTGCGGACATTTCCCCGCGCTTACGACTTCGGGAACGCCAAACTACTGGCTCTCATCGAGTGCCACGAATGCTTCGAGGGCGCGAGGTTTCCAGAACTACAGCGTCACGCCTGGCGACCAATGGTTCCGACCGAGTTCTGGGAATCCGCTTACGACAAACGAGCGCGGCGACATCGACGGGAACAAGAAGATATTCCCGGCAACGCCGTCCGTCGAACTTCAAGACACGGATGGCGGTTTCGATTACCTTTGCGGATATACGAAATACATGGCGTCTCAAAACACAAGTGAGCCGCCTGGGACCGTCCTTGACGGCGGGGTCGGCAATGACGGTTGGGTGCATGTGAATATAACGGCTGCGAATCTGAATCTGCTTCTGCCGTGGGACCGGCTCGTGACGCCTGAATTCTAGGGAGGGAAAAATGGAAACAGCACTAGCACAGATTGCAACGTGGTGCGATACGTCATCGAATACCGACAAAGCATACTTCGCCTACAAGCTGCGTGAGTACCTGCTTTGTCGCAGCCGGATTCCTGATCAAAGCACCGAAGATTGCGCGGAAGCGATGATGGCTGAGATGCTTGAGTTCCTAGCAGACGAAGAAGAGTAGACGGCATGGTTTTGAGACCGGGCATGAGAGGCGACGAGGTCGCAGAAGCGCAACGGCTTTTGAACGAGTCCGAGTTGTGCTGTGGACTGGTAGTCGATGGCATCTTCGGGCCGAAGACCGAGGCGGCTGTGCTGTCGTTTCAAGTGCGTCGTGGTCTCTACGATGACGGCATCATCGGCAGTCGCACGTGGGCCGAGCTTCGACGTGGGCACGAGAACCTGCTGCTGCCATGGGTCCGGGTACCTGCTGACAAGTACGGTGAAGGCTACTCTTCATTTCAGTTGCGCGAGGACGTCGCTGAGCAGTACATGCTCGTGCGCGATGCGTGTCAGGAAGCAGGGGCGCTGATTACGTCTTCGGGCTCCAAGCGTAGCCTGACGGCACCGGTAGGAAGCAACCGAAGCCCAACGAGCCTGCACTACGTCGGGCGTGCGCTCGACCTCTTTGTGTACAGTGCCATGGTCGATCCTGAGATTGATCCGTTGGTGTGCGTGCAGGACATCACGGCTGACCGCTATTGGACGGTGTGGGCGAGATGTGAGGGCGGCGAACAG